TGGCCCGGTAGAGGTGTTCCGGGTCAAGCGCGGGAAGCGCACGCGGATTGCCGAACTGTCCAATGCAACCTAACGCAGAGCTAAACGGCGCGGAGCCGTTAGGCGGAGCGTCCGGTTGACTGACGTGTTATGCCTTTGGAGAACGAGATGAGTAACAAGTCCGGAGAATGCCCTTACTGCGGCGCACCGAACAAGCGCAAGTGTTTTTGCAAAAGGAGAGCGAAATGAACGAGACGGGGCCAGTAGTGAAAGCCAAGCGCGAAGCGCAATGCAAGCAGGCCAGGCCACACGATGAATTGGTTGCCGAAATACTCGACTCGCGCCAGCCTAAAACGGAGCGCGAGCACGCGGCGGCGAGGGAGATTGACAGGATGCGGCAGTTGTTGCGAGCCGAAGGCACCCACCTTGAGAACGTGAAAGCGGCGTGGCAAGCAAAGGTTGATGCGCTAGGTCTTGCGATAACGAACGCGCACTACCCATGGACACCTGAGATGCGTGCCGCTTACGAGATGTTGCCCGATACAAAAGTCGGCGCTGGCATTACGGCAACCGTGACCAAGGAAATGATCGGCGCGGCGCATGACGTGATGCTGGCGAAGGGCGATTTCGTTCTGTCCGCCGCGCTGTTGGAGCGCATCTATCTGGCGATGGATGCGGTAAGGCATAACGTGCTTTAGACCAAATGACCACCCTACCCCAACACCTGCGCACCATCTCAGATCGCCTGCTCGCTCACGCCGAGCTGCACGACGTGGTACTCGGGCAAACCGGCGACGATGAACAGCGGCAATTGGCCGCCGACCTGCGGGAGGCTGCGGCGCTGCTCACTGACGCGCCGCGCGAACAGCGCGCACAGGTCGAAATCGAGCGGCTACGCCGCGCGCTGCACGAGGTTGCCGAGGAATGGGTCGGTGCGGAGTGCGGAGAGCCCGTGCATGCGCAGGAGGCCTACGCAATCGCGCTGGCCCAGCGGATGTACCGACTCGCCGCGGAGGCGCTCGCAGCCGGCCGTGAAGCAGACACCGGCACTACCCACGCCGATGGCTGCTGGAACTGGGGCGCGCGGCACTACGAGTGCGCCCTGCGCGAGATCGAGCGGATGCAAGCAGAGCTGAACGATTGGCGCCGACTCGCCGCCCCGGCCGTGCTGCACGCAAACCTCGTGCGCGGACTGCCGGCGCGGCTCACGCGCGAGCAGTTGCTGCACCTGGCGGGCGCCGACGATCTGCTGGCAGCCGAGCGCGAGCGATGCGCGGCGATCTGTGACGCGATCGAGGATCAGGCCTGGGCGCGGTGGCGCGTGGACGCGGACCCGACGGACCAGGGACGCAGCACCGGCGCCGCCCAGTGCGCAGGGGAAATCAGGAGACTCAGATGACGCAATGTGCACGCTGCGGCAGCTATGCCGTTAATCACCACAAGCACGGCCGCGACGGTAGCGACGGACACCTCTGCGACGTGTGCTACTGGCGCACGAGAGCCGAGGCGAGCGCAACAGACGCTGCCCGCTACCGCTGGCTCGCGACGCGCTGCCGCAGCACAGCCGAGCACGGGGGCGGTAGGTGGTCGATCGTCGTCGATGGGCCGGCGCCGGTGCGCGACGACTGCAAGGATGCGCTTGATGCGGCCGTCGATGCGGCGATGCGCGCTGGCGCGCCGAGCACACCGCCGAGCACACCGCCGAGCACACGCAAGCGCACGCCTTGCGTGGATCAACCTGCTGATCGAGGAGCTACAACAATGAGGATCACCGGCAAAGAGTTCAACGACTTCTGCGTCTCTAGTTGATATGGCAAGGCTTGGTCTGCATCCGCCGTGGGTCGAAGACCTGCTGAATCTGTGGGCAGCGTCCGACGCGGCTGTGGCCCGCTCGCGCCTTGGGTGGCCGCAGGAAAGCCCCATGTTCCGGCAGCTTGGGGTTGTGGCGTCCGACACTGACGACGACACCTACAGCACAGCCGAGGTGCTCGCCATGCGGGCCGCTGTGGAGCGCCTGCAGGCCGAGATGCCTTCAGCCTGGGAAGCCCTGCTTGGGTCATTCAAGCCGTGGACCGGGATGCCGGCAACTCCCGACACGCTGGCCGCTGTGCGATCGATTTCGCCGACGCTCGCGGCGTGGGTTGACGAGATACTGGAGGGGAAGTGACCAAGCCGAAGAAAGCAGTTTCAGCTCAGGCCAAGGCGTTCATCGCCAGCCTGCCCGACCCCGGGCCATTGCCGCCAGCGACGCCAAGGCCCGCCGAAAGGGTCGGGGACGCACCAGGCGGGAACAAGGCACTCTCGTCGAACAAGCTGGCCTCGTTCCGGCTGCGGATGTACTGGTCGGATATCCAGCTCTACAGCTACGTCAGGAACCGATTGGAGGCTGCAACCTCGGCGCCTGTCGTGCGGTTTGCTCTGCGCTGCGCCCGGGCGCAGATCGAGTTCGAAGACCGTTTGAGCAAGGAGTCGAGGGTCGAGCTTCGCCGCCTGGAGGCTGCAACCGGGCACCAGCCCGAGCAGATCATCGATCTGGCTGTGCGCTACTTCGCCAGAGCGCTCGACGCCTCTGATGGAAAACTGTCGCTTGACGACTTTGAATTGAAGTAGTAGAGTGGGTCCGGGGCATTGCGCCCCAAGCGTTGACTCTCATTCCCGGGGCTTTGCGCCCCGGTTTTTTTTGGGTGGCCCGCGGCGCCGGTGCTCATCCCGCGGTCTCCTCCTCGCGAAGCCGTGGGCCACCCACCCCTGCGACCAAGATGACCCTGACCGATCCGACCAAGAGCCTCAGTCGGTTCGTGGCGCGCGAGCCTGCCTCGGTTTCAGAAGCGCCGCCGTCCTATGAGGAGATCGTGCGCGCCCAGTGGCGCCAGATTCTCGCCGAGTGGGTCGATGGCGGCGATCTCAAGAAGATCGGGGCGCGGCTGCAGCCGATCCCTGTCCCGGGGGCGTCGATTCGCAAGATCATGCTCGACGACCCGGTGCTCGCTGCGAACTACCGCGCAGCCGAGGTCGCGCGCGGCGCCGAGCTGATGGACGCCGCCGTGCGCGCGGCTTCGGCCGCCGAGCAGGCCGGGGACTACGGCGTTGCCGCCAACACATTCCTGAAGGCTGCAGCCATCATGGACAAGCGCTACGCGGCGCCCAGTCGCAACATCGTCGAGGGGAACCCGGAATCCCCGGTGCGCATGCAGACCGACATGCGCGTGACCCCCGACGAGGCCTACCGCGCCCTTTTGGAGGCCGGGAAGTGACGCTGCCGCAGCCGCGCGCCATGGAGGCAGCGCCGGCCGAGGCTGATTTTCTGCCCGACGGGTTCGATTGGCTTGCGCCAGACTACGAGGCTGTTTACAACGCCAGGATCGCGCGGGTAAGGGCCATTCGTGACGGCAGCGTCGACCTCATCGCGCTCAGTGCGTTCTACTCCGAGCGGCCTGTGCATTTCATTGCCGACTGGGGCATGACGTTCGACCCTCGCCTTGCCGAGGATGGGCGCGCGACGACGATCCCGTTTCTGCTCTTTCAGCGACAGATCGACTTCGTCATCTGGCTGCATGAGCGATTGGCCATGCGCCAGGAGGCCGTTTGCGAGAAGAGCCGCGACATGGGTGTTTCGTGGCTCTGTGTCGCCTATAGCGTATGGCTGTGGCTGTTTCGCCAGGGTTCTGTGGTTGGCTTCGGATCGCGTAAGGAAACGTACGTCGACGACATGAGCGACCCGAAGAGTCTGTTGTGGAAGGTGCGGATGTTCATCCGCATGTTGCCGCAGGAACTGCGACCACTCGGGTACAGCGAGAAGAAGCACGCGCCGTTCATGCGCATCGCAAACCCGGAGACCGGTTCGATCATCTTCGGCGAGGCCGGCGACAACATCGGCCGCGGCGCCCGCGCTACGCTCTACATCGTGGACGAGGCCGCGCACCTTGAACGCGCCGACGTGATCGATGCCGCGCTGTCCGGGACATCGAACTGCAAGATATGGGTTTCGTCTGTCAACGGCACGGGCAACCTGTTTCACCGCAAGCGCATGAGCGGGCGCTACCCGGTTTTCGTCTTCGACTGGAGCGAAGACCCCCGCAAAGGGCGCGACTGGTATGAGGCACAGAAGCGCATGCTTGAGCATCACGTCCTGGCGCAGGAGGTCGATCGCGACTACACCGCCGCCGTCACCGACTCATTCATCCGTGGCGACATCGTCACTCAGGCATCGCAGCGTGGGCCGTTCGAGGTGCTGGGCGTTGGCCCGATCATCATCGGCGTGGACTGCGCGCGGTTCGGTGACGACAAGTCGGTCGTCGTCATTCGGCAAGGGCGCCTGTGCTCGCGCGTCGAGGCCTGGGGCAAGGCCGACATCGTCGACACCGCAGGGCGCGTCAAGGACATCGTCAAGGCGATGCCAGACCCTCCGGATCAGATCGCGGTCGACACGATCGGGATCGGTGCCGGCGTGGCTGACATCCTGCGTCGCGACTTCGGCGACATCGTCGTCGACGTGAACTCAAGCGTCCGACTGGATGATGGCGAGAATTACAACCTGCGCGCCCGCATGTGGCGGGACATGCGCGATTGGCTCGACGGGAACCCGTCCATTCCTGCGGACGCGGAGCTTGTCACCGACATGACATCGCTGCGTTACTCGTATCGCGACTCGCGCCTGCTGATGGAGAGCAAGGATGATGCGAAGAAGCGCGGCATCAAGTCGCCGGATCGCGCCGATGCCCTTGCCTTGACGTTTGCCGTTCCGGTGAGGAAGCGCGCGGCGACCCCTGTCAACACGGACCTCAACCCAGCCTGGGCGGTCATCGATGAAATGGTGGGCTGGTGATGGACGGAATGGTTCAAAACGGCATCGTCGTCGCCGCGGCCCCTGATCCCGCCGAAGATCAGCTCTTCATGGAGCAGCGCAAGGCAGTGGTCTCTGATCTCATCGCGATGCGCAACCGCTGGATGGAGCATCGCAAGTCGACCGGCGTCGAAGGCCGATGGGC